CTGTGATGGGCTACCATTGAACTGTAAAGCATTATCAATGGCGCCAGCGACTATTGATCCTCCCTGTATGGTACCATCATTACCATTACCAGAATCATCAATTAAAACGCCACCTGTGTTTTCGTCACATTTATATAAAGCGACTAGCTGTGTTGTTGGCGGAGTAGGATCACCTGAAGATTCATATACTCCTGTTCTACCTAGGTTAAGAGTATCAAAATCTGTCTTTTCAGTATCTACTAAATAAGTCTTAGATGTCCCTGAAAGAGTTTCAGTATTAAGAAGAACAGCGTCTTCGTCATAGATATTCACTAAATATTCGGTATTAGCTTCAGGACCTACATCAGTATCAAAGAAGTCAATAAATGTGGCTCCAGTCTGCTGCAATCTATCCCGATGTGACCAAGTTAAAGCTAGATTCGAAGTAGCGGGTATCGAGTCCGGGAAGTATTCTGAGTTGACCTTAAAGTTTCCGGGAGGATAAGGTCGTATTGCACGTGAATCGAATGTAAAGGAATCTTCAACTCCATCAACTAAAGGTAGCGTTCCTTGGCTTGAGTTGGTGAGAATTTTAACATCTATTATTTCACCGTCTACATACTCAGTTGTCGACGCAACCGCATATTCATCCAGGAATAATATCACTGCTCCCGCATTATGAATAAATGGAACACTGTCCATGACAGCTCGGCCAACAGTCATAGTGCCAAGATCAATATCAATAGCGTCGATAGAAAAGAATTCATCATCTATAAGCGCATAAGTACCAACACTGATTGATTCTAAAGCCTGACCGTTGGTGAATGTCCATGAGGTGTCAACCCTACTTACATTCCCACCTAATTCGGCAGATGGGCAAAAATCTAGAAGGGCGACCTGTTCATACCCAGAACCGTCATCCGCCCATACCTGCGCAGTAAGACCATTCGTTGGGCGTACTGCTGCGGCCTGCATATAACCTATTTCAGGGGTCTGTGCAATCTGCGTGTCAAGATTTGTCTGGCCCAAGGCCTGAGCTAATTCAAAATAAGGGGCTTCATAAACAGCTTGTGAAGGAGGTACAACAGGAGCACCACCTGGCTCTACCCAGCCAGGTTCTTCTGGGGTTGTGATAGATATACTGGGTGTGAAAAATATATCTTCAGAAGCAGTGATCTTCACTCTATTCTTTTTACCATCACCAAGTGCAATCTGATGAACCCTCATTACGATATAACCATCGTGGTAATCAGGCCACACAAGTTTGAAGGTATCCCCTATATTTAATGACGCCGCCTCGCGATTTGCTTCAATTGTACAGCTCAACAAGGGAGTAGACAAAGTCTTTAGATCTCTTTGAGCTGCTATGCCTGCAATATATGCAGAAGTGAATCCTGGATATTGGATAGTGGTATTGACCACAGTGCCAAAGGTCTGGATTAACGCGATATCATCCGCCGTAACACTGGCGTTCTCTCCAGTAGACTTATCCCAATATACCACAGTGACACTATTGATAGCATCACCTTGGTCAACCCGACTATAATCTGAAATTCTTGTTATGTTAGATTCGTCAAGGAGTAATAAGTCATCCTCAATATAATCACTTCTGATGAGCTTGAGTACAAACTTTCCACTGACTCTATCCACATATAAGGCTGCGTTGATATGCCTTACAATTTCCATGACAAAGTCTTCGATAGGTATTTGACGATCCCATAGAAGACTTATACCCATTCCTTCGTTGAATAAAGTAAGGGCGGCAGATTTAAATGAAGTGTCATCAATATCTGAAGCTAAGTAACCCATTCCCCATACGGTATCCGTCAAGCATTCACGAATGATATGAGCTGGATTCATGTCCCCTTCGGTACCAGTTACACTTCCTGCTGTTATTTCGCCATAGAAATAGGTATTATCGTCTGCGACAGGATTACTATTACTACCCGGTTCATCAAGTACCAAGATATGAAGAATATGATATTCCGAGGTCACCATACTTGCAGGCACTGTCGCTGAATACGGGATTCCTGACGGAGTAGCACTCTGCGTATTATCAAGATTGACACTATCAAATAAAATCCCATCCCAATAGAACAAGGCACCGTTTTCTACGTAACCTGTGATAGTAACATTCTTATCATCTGGGGTTCGAATAATTTTCTTAAGCCATAACGAAGTGTTATATCCCCAGAAGGTCTGAATTGGATAAACAGGATCAAGACTTCCTCCTGTGCCTTCTCGTCCAAAAGGTGCTGTACCTTTGGAATATCCATCGTCAGGAATAGTAATGGCCTCCACAGCTTCTGGGGTAGTTGTATCGACGACATAGCCTAGAATCTGGTAATCCCAAGGTGTTGTCGCAGGAGTTGAGGTCTGGGAAGTTGTACCAATCTCGGAATAATTGTCATTCCATTGGGCTTCACCATTCGTACTCACGTGGATACGTTGAGCTCTAAATGCCCAAGACTTAAGATAGGGGTTCAGACCTACATACACTTGTCTTAGAATTGCAGATACTACTCCGCGAAATCCGGGTATATCTGTTCCAAGTTGGGATTGCAAATATGAGTTTTGTAATTGAGCAGGTCCACCAAATTCAAAATCAATGGTACCCGATACTCCACCCTCTCTATCTTCACCCCCGAATAAACCCGGAGCATTGATAAGAATACTTTCGTCTTCTATGCTACCTGTATATGCAACTCTCTTATCAACTTGAACTTGAGTGATCTTATCTATAGGCCCATGGCAAAGAACCATGTGCATCCCAAGATAATACTTGTATCCTACTGTGACCTTCTTACTGCTTCCGCCCACGGGCCACCTCCACGACTTTCAACGCCATCGCATCACCAGTATTTTCAAGTTCCCTAGCTGGAATCCCCTCCTTAAGAAATTTATTCCAGTCAAGACCATGCCTTTCAAAAAAGGAACGGGAACCCCTTGAACATAATTTCGCTCCACGGATATCTTTCATATATACTATCACTTCGGAGGTCATTATTTTTTACCTCCCTTCTTCTTAATAGCAACAGTCTTCAGATCACCATACCACACTACATTAGGAGCTCTCAGATCTCGAGTGCCAAATAAGACAGGAATTTCGCGTCCTTCTTCTGCGGTTGGGGCTTTAATATCACCAAGGCCAGCTGGGGGCTGGCTTTGTGGTTTTGGCATCATCGCGTATGCTGCTACCAATGCCACCACCCAGATTATTGCATATATCCACGCCATTCTAATACCTATACAATTGAGGACCCACCCATTGGGTTCTTTTGAGGAATCCACTTAAAAGATCCATTATTCAAAAGATTGTTGAATTTATTCTTACACGTGGCTAACGTACGATCGCATCCAGGATATAATATAACAGAAAGACCACCATAATAGCCACCGTAATTTTTCCCGTATCCCCAGTCGCCTTCACTGATTAATCTTATAGGCCTATTGATGACAATAGTGTCCGAGGAGTGATTTATTATGTAACGAAAAGTTCCATCTTGTAATTCAAGAATCCCACCAGTGAACCAGGAATCTACTTGTGTAGCAGCGGATAGAATTGTCAGCGTCTTTCCGTCAGTAGCCACACTACCTATGAATCCTGTTATCGCAAATAAATCTTTATTTACATTGCATCCAGACGCATATAAAGCGTGCCGACAATTTCGTTGAAATCGTGCTCTTATTCCAGCTCTGCGCATAGAGGTAAATATAGACTCACATTTTAATTCAATTGTCTCGTCCTTGAGGTTATGAGCTGACACTCTACCTTTCCAATAGACTAGAGTGTCAGCAGAGCCAAAATGTCCTCTTCTCAGAGTATAACTAATTAAAGCATCTGGGGACCACCCTAAGAATAATGCTGCAAAATCCCCGCTGATTGGAATTGTAACAGTCATTGAATTTTTAGAGAGCTCATTACTTTGTTTTACCTCTGTATGTTTAATTGGAAAGGAATACCAAGTTTCACCATTCCAATCTATATTTTCAGGATAATCAGTAAATCTATAAGTCGCCAGAGTTGTATTAAACTCATATAGAAAATATGGGGCACCGTCCTGAATTGAGTTTTCTTGATCGTTATAAGCCATTATTCTGGGACCTCAATAATAGGTAAGCGAACATCAACGACCTTAGCATCTTGATAGTCGAATTCAATGTTGTCGGAGTTGAATCTCATTCTTGGCATACGGCAGATCAATTCGACCGCTGCTGTGGCTAAGGCGCTTCCCAATACTGTACTCAAGTTAATTCTATATGTACCAGGAAGATACGTCTCCCATGAACCAATAGTCAGGTACAGTTGTGTTCCATCCGTCTTAACTACACAGATAGGTCCTGTGTAGGTATCCTGAAGCATATCATTCGCTTCTACAATAAGGAAATCATCCGTACTAAGTGCGTCAGCAGCAAGAATGAAATCACGGGTCCAGCGCGGTGCATAGAACGATTCCTGTTTACCTTTTACATCATACATCCAAAGCCGAAAGGCCCATGCTTCCGCTACAGTATCAAAGCTCCAACTCATTGAGCTTGTGCCCACTGCATAGGTATATGACTTTGAATAAAACAAAGGACCAGCAAGGTTCTGAAAGCCATTGAATTCCCTTGTGTGTGATTCTTGTGCGCTGCCAAGCGCCAACGGGCGATCCGTTAGGACATACGCCCCATTGAATACAGGATAAGAGTTTGAGGATGTCAGACCATAATCTTGAGTCAGGATGTACTCAGCTTGAGCTGTAAAATACTCGGCTGAAAACTTTCTGAAGCTAAAAGGCTTTTTCACCCTAGCGGGATGAGCAGGCATGACCACAGCACCTGCAAAGCCAAGGACGATACCTGGGGCAGCAATGTCAATAGATCCTGCATTTACTGCTTCAACTGTGAAAGTCTCATAGGTTCCGTTTGAACCCATAATAAATCCAGTACCTCCGACCAAGTAGCGTTTGGTCGTTGTGTCAACCAGGATATTGGTTGTCGTTGAGGGTACAGTGCCAACGTATTCAAGCTCATGCCAGAAAGGAAGAAGAAATTCATCTGCCCCATACTCCCGGGCCAAGACTGTTGCAGCCTCAACTTCTTGAGGGAGTAACTGGTAATCAAACTCTAAGGTGGTCCGCGGTACATTTCGCAAGCACAGGCGCTGCTCAGCAGACTTGCAGCGGATGACCTCTGTCACCCACTCCATTATCTCCTTCATACGTCTTTGGGGCACGAATGGCCATACGGTGCTCATTAGGATCCGCTCACTGCTCGAACTGTCTCAGGATTGTTCCTGATAGTGTTCATAATCAATTCCTCACCTGCTGTTGAACCTAAGAAGTCCTCCAGCACGCTTGGGTCAAGGTTGTTAATGATGCGGATATTGTTCTGCATGTTAAGTGCAGCCGCATCACCCTTATTATCTTGCCCGCCTTCCTTAAACATTGCAGCAGTCTCACGGCGACTGCGCACGTTAGCAGGTCCTTCAACTAGCTCTGGACCAAACTCACCTACCAGACCGATCTTACCTTGTGGGATCGTACCACCACTATCAAACGCTCCAGCATTGTAGTTGGTGCCTTGGATTGTGCTCACAATACCCGCAGTCGCCGAAATGACAGATGCCATCGCAGGGAGGTTCGTCGGGAATGGTAAGGAGGCCGCATTGGCAATACCTTGCTGAATCTTGACCACAGCTTCCGCAATGGCAAAGGCCTTGCTGGCAGCAAACAGTAACTTGAAGGTAGTACTTTGCTCACCGGCGAATTGTTTCGCGAGGCCGGCCAACCCATCAAATAATTGTGCACTGCTACTAAAGATAGTCGCCATGCGCTGTTGCTCAAGAGCCGCAAGGCGTTCATTTCGCTGTTTGGTAAGTTCCTCTTCGAGTTCAGTACGCTGTTCTTCCGTCAGGGCGGTATTAGCCAGAATAAGTTCTCTGCGGGAATTATAGAACTCATCTAACTGATTAAGCTGTTCTTCAAAGGTATCCGGAGCGGCTAGATCCCCAAGGGCATCAGTCGCAAACTCTTCATCCAACCGGCGTTTAAGATCTGCCTGCTGCTTTGATCCCTCTTCGGTATTATCCAAGATAATAGCCAAGCGACGATCATAACTTTCTTGGATGGCCTCTTCTTCCGTGCGTAGGGACTTACGAAGGTTTTCGAATTCTTTCTCACGTTTCTCTCTAGCCTTACGCTCGGAGTCAGTTTCACCACCCTCTTCTGGATCAGCACCGACTCGGAACTGGGCTAGGCGGTCTTCACTGTTTGCTTTACGGGCCGCTAGCTCTTCGTCGTATTTCTTACGTAATTCATCAGCGGCAGCGATCTGAGTATCAAAGGAAGCTAAGGCAGCATCCCTTTCATCAAGGATTGCTTCAATACTTGCTCGGCGGGCATCCCGTGCAACCTGGACACGTTGATCCGCCCGTTTGAATTCTTCATCGGCCATATCAGCTGCGATAGCATCGAGCTGGCGTAGCCGGGCTTCCAGATCAAAGTCATTATCATCGAATGGATTAATCGCTTGACCGATTGCTTCACCGTATGCTTTGGATTTTTCTACCAGCTTCGCAAACTCAGAACCAAGGAC